CACTGTACCGCTTGCCATTATGGCCACGTCAAGCATCGTTTGGTTAGGGGTAATACGCATCTACGTTTATGTTATTGTTGTTAAGGTTTACACCATTTACCTGCATACCGTCGCGGGCATACTCTACACGTATTTCACCCATTACATCGGCAAAGTTTTCATTGTCTATGTAAGACCACAGCCCCACGCAAATAGTAGGGTTTTCTTTGAAAGTGCCTTTGTCATTTATCAACAGTTGCCTTTGGTGTTGCTGTGTGCTTTCTACATTAGTAAAGTCGCCCTGCAGCATATCAAGGTCATCGCTTACTAATCCTATATCCATCATTTGCGTCGGCATTATCTATTGCAGTTTTGCTATTGTAGTTCCAGCATCAGTTACTGTGCCGGAAGGTGAATTAAGAGCAGCAGCTACATATATTACATCCGCGCTTTCAACAAAAGCTTTTATTGCGTTTGCAAAATTTGTTACTTCAGCATTCTGCTGGGGAGTGGGGCTGGTTATATTAGCCTTCATTGCATTTACTAATATGCTGATATCTAGTGCCATTATGTTAAAAGATTGTTTAGTCTTGTTTGTAAATCTTGTAAGTCTGCTAACTTACTTGACGGCGTAGTAGTTCCTGCCCCATTTGAAAATGTTTGCTCTATTAAAGCCGTTAACAGGGCTGTTAATATCTTAGTAAGGCTTTCACCGCCACGGCTCACGTTATACCCGTTTTCATCTATGGTTAGTATCGTGCCGTTTATGGTAGTTACCTGTTTTTTTATTTTCTCTGCTGCTATTACCAGGTAATCGGGAGCGCCCGCACCTTCAAGCCTTAGTATTTGTACATAGCTTCCATCTTCCGGTACTATCACCATACCTGTGTTTATACCACGTAGCGCCTTTAGTTGCACTTCTTCTATCACGTGCTCGTTGGCAAGTGTTACGGTGCAGGTGTATTCGCTTTCATCTACATTGCTCACCGTGCCGCTCAGTACATGAGGGTCGGGCCTTGTAAATTCCCGTAGCGCTGCGCGTACTTTTTCGTGTTTTAATCCCATGTGTCCGGTACTGTGCCTGTTACTGTTAATGTTTCTCCTATCTCACATATCCTGCGGCCACCACTTCTACTATAAGACACCTCTGTGCTTACCAGCAAATAACTGCCGCTTCGCTCTTTGTATAGATCATCCTGTATGGTTACCTTCCAGCCAGGCAAAGCAAAGGGTTGTAAAAATCCGGTTATCCGGCCTTCATAACCCGCATGCCTGAATTGCCTAGACCATGTACGGGCTTTTTCTTCCAATACCTTCATGTCCAACTCCCGGCCGAGGTTGAGGTGCTTAAGCACACCATTTTTATTACCAAATGTCTTAACCTGTGTTTTTCCGTTCTTGTCTTTAAAGTTTACTACTACCTGCGTTTTTACATCAAGGTTGCTACGATACTTTAACTCATCATCTTTGATGGTATTCCAACCAAGGCTGTAGACAACGGAGTTCTTAAGCTGCGCTACTTGTTCCAGGCCGGCATATATTATGTCGTCAATAAAATAGATTGTAAAGCCTGCTTTCTTAAGATTATCCAAGGCTTCCGCCCCCGAGTTTTGGGCTAGCCGAAAAGGGCCGAATGTTGTATTAGGTATATCGGTGCTTAGCTTAATAATATCTTGGTTTCCGGTATTGTCTATAATGTATTGCAATACTTCTTTTAATGATGTACTTGTCCAGCTTTTAGTAAGTAGTTTATCAACGTTCCTTAGCGGCCATATATACCCTTCACATTCTATTTCGCATGGACGGGTAAAATTTACGCGGCTTATAAATCCTTTAAATTCAGTTACCAGGTTATCATCATAGCCTAACACAATTTCTACACTATCACCCTCGGCAAACTGCGATGCTGTATCAATTCTAATGTCCGGATAACTGATAGCCATAGGCAGTAGTGGCAGCACAGGATCTCCATTTGTTTTTTGCAATTTTAATCTTGCAGATGCAGGTATCCTGAAAGTGGCAGTATCTGTATAACTATGAATGCTCTTTTTAATACGCACATCATTCATCGCACTTATGGTATAGCTGAAGCTGCTGTCCTTTTTCACTATGTTGATATATCCGTTCAGTATAAACATTAGCTATTAGTAGTTTTTATTAATTCGAAAGGTGCATCGCTTACCAGGCGCATTGTAAATGGCCTTACGTTCATCACACCTCTTACCTCTGGAAATTCATAACTCTCTATTATTACATGATTACTGCCGTTTGTTTCAGGCTGGGCAAGAAATATATCTATAAGTGCGCTGCTAATACTTAAGGAAGTTTGCTGCTTAAAAAAGTCACGTACCTGCTTTATCTGAGAAGTTGGCAGGGTATCGTATTGAGCTACAATCAGACCTCTCAGCTCTATTTCATAGTCCTCGAAGCTTATCAGTTCTTTTACGCTACCGGGCCGGTTTACAAGACCAGTCTTCACTATGGTTTTTTTGCAGGATATACGCGTGGTGCAATAGGGGAACGATAAACCACCCAGTTTTACAGGCATATAATATTCCCTGCCAAAAATGTCTGTGGCTGTATTGGGGCTACCTAATACTGCAAAATTGGTAAAATTGAAATCAGGTGGCTTGTACCCAAACTGCTTTTCAAAAGCCTCCAGTATGCTAAAAGAAAATTCTGCCATCTTACTCTCTTGCTTTTGCGGCACTATTCATTACGCGCAGCAGACTTTCTGCTACCGCATTATCTAAATGATCAATGCCTTCGTTTATAGTTTGTGTATTTATGGTAAAGTTGTCGAAGAACTTTCCCAGGTTGATGGTTACTGCGCGTACGCCGCCACTGCTTATTTCACTAGATTTGCCAGATGTTCTGCGCCCGCCGTCGTTACTATCATTTGCAACCGTATCACCCTTCAATAAATCATTTAGTTTTGTCCAATCATGAGTAAGTAATGTACCCGCTATTCTGTTTCCATTTGCTTTATACAGTTTGTTCCAATCTGCTACTTGTACAGAAAACTCTTTAAAGTTTTTGCTAACATTATCGCCCCACAACTCTTTTTGTCGACCAGGATCATTAGCTAGCTTTATAACATCTGAACGTAAATTGATTTGCTGTTGAATTTTTGCATTTTCTTCAGCTTGCCTAGAAACATTTAGTAATTCTTGTGACTTAGCTTCTGCTTTATTTGCATATTCCTCCAAAACTTTAGAGTCACTTCCAATTAGGCCGACGACTGAAACCAAATCCATTATTCTGCCATAAGGTACTTGGGTCATGTCGGCCCTTAACTTATCTGTGATCCCAAAATATCTGTTACCTTCAAAAATCCCCTTGTGTGTCTTATTATATTCTATTTGACTACGTGCTTTTATTGAAAGGTCAATTAGAGTATTTGCATCTTCTTTGTTTTTTTCGGACACATATTTGTATCCGGCCAAGTTTATACGTCTTTCATATTCCGCATTCACTTCTTTGAGCTTAGAAAGAAGTTCACTATTTTCGGTTTTTTCTTTGTCAATATTTCCAAAAAGGCCAGGGTATTTCACTTTTAATATATCGATCATCTTGCCTCGAAGTTCATTCCCCTGATTTAATTGCGTTATTGAATTAATCAAACTATGAATTTCAAGGTTTTCACTAGCTAAGGCTTCTGGCATCGTTTGGATGATTCCTATTGTATTCAACATATTGTTACCTAAATCCAAAACACCTGAAGTAATTGGTACCAAAGCATTCCCTATATCTGTCTGCATAGATGACCAATTACTTTTCAATCGCTGCATTTGCCCATAAGTGGTTTCGCCAGCTTGCTCCATGGCTTGATAAAATTGCCCGCCTTTGCTAGTTGCAACTTCAAAAGATTTAGCTACCATATCGGCACTTATCTTTCCCGCTTCCATCATTTCTTTCAGTTGGGAGATACTTGCCTTCTGCTTTAGACCAAATTCCTGCCAATGCTCGGACATCACCTTTAGAGGATTAAATCCTGCATTTGCGTATTCCTTCAAATCTTCACCCATTAATTTCCCCGCTTCATGGGTCTTTGCAAATGCAAGGGAAAGAGCTGCCACATGTTCTTCATCACCCATTGCCACATCGCCTATCTGTTTCAGGTCTTTAATAATCTCAGTGCTGCCGATTCCACGGCTCAACATAGCCTGAGCATCTTTATAAACACCCGATCCTAATATGGTTGTCTTTTCAAGTTCCTTCAGGTTTGCCATAAGCTCTGTCCTGCCATTACGCGAACCTGTTAACGTTTCAATAGACTTTGCAATTTTCTCGAATTCCATCGCCTGCTGTACGGAGTCACCAATAAATTTCGCCGCATCAGCTATTATTTCTGCGCCTTTAGGCAAGCTTTTCAGGCCATCGTTCACAATCTCTTTAATGCTCGCCGTTAGTTGTATTACATCATTCATTTAAATAATTCTTTAGCTTCAGACTGACGAATAAATGCCAGGTTCGCAATTTTTTTGGCGAATTCTTCATCGCTTAACTGCTTATGGTCAATGCCGGGGAGATGATATTCGAGCAAGGTTTCAAAGTATCCGAGGAAGTCGTGCGCCGGGCCACCGCGCGCTTCCTCTATAAGTTTACCAGTTTAGCTTTTTTGCCTTCCATCTTCACTTTTATCTGCTGCACCAGGCCGAAGAACATCTGGTCGTTATTTATTACTTCTTCGGTGCCTCCTATAAAGGTGAGTCGTGCCAGCTCCTCATACATGTCAAGCGCTGCATCGGAAGAGGCCTTACTCATAGCACAGTTCATTTCATGGCGACTGGGGTTTTTGAAATAACCTATATGATTATCGACTTCTATTGCATAGATGCCCTGCTTATACTGCTGTTTCCATGCCTGTATTTGTTCTTCATTTTGTTGTCCTGCTGTTTGCTGTTCTGTTGCTTTCATGCTGTGCTTATTTTATTAGTTACTAATGTTTTGTCGGGTTCAGACGCAGAAATATTATTGGCAATGTTATCTCCATATGCTTTGCTCCCTGGTCCCAGCCGAGCTCAAATTCTTTTACCTGTACGCCTACCAAAACGTCCTGCTGTATCAGCCTGTTGCCTTTAGGTTTATAGGTCACTATTACATCAAATTCAAGGTCAAGCACATCCTGCACACCTACTGCTAATGCAGCAACGTGCATATCATCTAAGGAACCTTTTAATATTTTTATCTGTCCTTCATAAGATCTGTTGCCGGATTGTATGGCGAGCGGTTGGTCGCCCTCAGCGTACAGCGCTTCCTTGTCTTTTGCTGCCTTGTATTTTATGCCTCTTATTTTGGTAACAGGCGCACCTGCCAGTGTTACCTCCATGTCGGCCCATTCGCATTCTTTACTATTGAAAAAATCCATTTCTTATTATTTAGATTTTGTGATTTAATGTGTTCTTATCCGTTGGCAGGATTGCTGAAACCAAGTGTTACATTTATCTGCGAGCTATAGCCTACCGGTGTTATTTTCAGCACCACGTTCACGGTATTAGTTGCCAGTACATTCTGGGCTGGGTCCACAAAGCAGTCTACTGCGCTTACTTCGTTATTGGCAGTCATAGTGAGATTGATCTGGTTGATGATCTGCTGCTCCAGGTATTTGCAGTAGCCTGCATTTAGCGTTCCGTCTGCGTTCACTTGCACTTCATTGTCTACTTCTTCTACATAGGTAGCATAGGCTAGTATGTGTGCCTTATCTATTACACGACCACGAGCTATTGTGTCGAAATCATCGGTAGTGACTGTGCAGGTAGGGTCTCCGGTAAAGTAGAAGCCACTTTTGTTAGGGAAGGTGCGGAAGGTGATAAATGCTTTATCATTCAGCACACTGGTATCTACATATTTATCCGCAGCATTGCTGCCTATATACGCCGCAGTGTTAGTAAGCGCACCTGTCTTTACGCGCGACACTTTACGTTGCACAGGTATTACTGCCAGGCGACCAAGTAACAGGCCTATTGCCGCTGCTGCTCCATTCACAGTATCACCTATTAATACCGCTACACGGTTATAGGCAGTTGTGGTCATATCAGTAAGCGAGGTAGCAGTGCCGGTATAGGATGTACCGCCTATTATAGCACGGAAGGGTGTTTGCTGAGCGAAGAATTGTGCAGCAAGCAATTGCATGTTTGCAGCAGCTAAATAAACGTCAGCATTTATACCGTTTGTGGTTGTAAGCCCTGTACCACCGGGATAAACAGCAGTATCATCTGTAAGGATGCCAAGTACTTTTATTTTGCCGGCGGCAAAGTTCAATAACTTGATGGCACCTGAAGTATTTGTTTTATCTGCTATGTCTTTGACTTTCATAGTAGATGGCACCAGCATCAGGTAGAGCTGCGCACCGTCACCGGCTTCATCATAAAACTCTTTTACCTGCCTGTAGGCAAATGGATTGGTAGCTGCTACAAGACCTTGTGTTGCTGCATCACTAAGACTGGTAACGAGAAATGGAGTACCAGCAACCAAAGGACTTGCGCTTACACCTGTAAGCACTGCACCAGCTACACCGTCGGCTGTTTGTATTACGCCACC